TCAGGCAGCAGCTCTGCTAATGCTTGTGCAGCTTTGACAGGGCCTATACCAGGTACACCCACAATGTTGTCACTGCGGTCCCCTATGAGGCTCTGCAAGTAAAGGAACTTCAAACCCTCGTCTGGTGTAACCTCTTGAAACACCTTCTTGACAAAGTTGTAGTGCCTCCCAGGTATCTGTAGTAGGTCCTTGTCGATGCTACAAATCACTGTTGTACCACCAAGCTTGTCCTGCTGGACACCCATCTCGTCATCTGCTTCGTAGCCATTGCAAATCTGTGCTTTGTGCTGTGTTACTAGGAACTCTCTGACAGCTTGCCAGTGTGCTGGCCTACTGTCTGGTCTGTTAGCTTTGTAACTTGGGGCTATCTCTCTTCTAAAGTTCCCCGTTCCTGTTAGAAACACACTGTAGGACGTAGCACCTGTGTCAGCCAAGATATCTTGAATCATTTGGTCAGCCCTTGATTGGGCTATCCATGCTTCGTCTGTCTCTGCTGATGCTGCACCACGATACACTACGATGTCACCATCAATCAATGCTTTCATTTTCTTCCCTTGTAACTTTAAATGATGTGATCATCTCATTGTTTACCAATGATTCTTGAATATCTAGGTGTATCCAATCACACCCATCTGTTTCATCTAATAACTCAAGCTCTATTTCTACTTTATACTTCTTCATTTGTTTCTTCCTCTTCTACTTTAAAACTTAACAATCTAGAACCATCAAATATTTCTATAACATCATAGTCAATATCCAATAGGTCAAGTAATTTATACAATTCCACTGCAGTCATGTTTACTCCTTTGGTTAATAGCATAAAAAAAGGCCAGTGGTGTTACCCACTGACCTTGTACGATTACTCTTGAGCTGCTATGTTTTCTTCAGAATCTTCTTTCATGGCTTCTGCCATGTCAATGTCTCCTGCTGTGTAAGACTCAAACTTACGAGCCAAAGCTATTACAAGCTCAAGTGTTGACATTTCCAACTCAAATGACTTACCGCCTCTAGCTGCGATATAAAGATCAGTTGCACGAGCTAAAGCGTTCTGACGAACAATAGCTCTGTCTCCATGTAGAGGAGGAATAGGAAACACTTTCTCTTTGTAACCACTGTAGCCATGCTTTGATGGACCTAGAACACCAACCTTACTATCTGTAGCAAGAGTTGCTGGTACTGGTGTTGCTGTCTTCTTAAGAATGCTTACAACCTTTGTCTCCATGCCGTAAGTACCTGTTACACCATCGAATTCAACTTCATAACCTGCTTGAACTCCTGGGTCTTTAAACCCACATTTGACCCAATTTCCATTTACTTTCATGGAGTAAGTGGGCTTTGCACCAAACTTAGTGTTTACTTCTTTTGTGGATGTGGCTTCCACTACGCCTGTCATCATTGCCATGTTAAATTTCTTTCATGTTAAACCAATTGTCACCTACTGATGCTCCTGCATTGAGCTTCAGAGCCAGAGGTGTCCTGAATAGTATGTGAAAATACTCGTCTGTTCCTTTTAGTGTGCTTGTTAACTCCTTTGTAAAAAACTCTACTGAATCACTACTGACATCGAACATCAGAGAATCATGGATAGTGTTAACCATCTTGATGTCTTCTCTGTTTTTTAGTTTCCTAAAGATAATACCCAACATCATTGGGACTATATCTCCAGTAGCTAAACCTTGGATCGGATAGTTTTTCAATTCTGTAGGACTAAAATTATAAGTCCTAGATGACCAACTATCAGAATTGTGATACTCCTTAAAAGCAAATTTCCTGCCAGTCTCAGTTTGTAACACAAACGTTTTAACTTTCTCTAGAAATCCATTTGCATCTAATTCGTATTTGGCTTCGTATTCAACTTTCTCTGCAAATGTCTTGTGCCACTCAGCTACATCTGGATAGCGTTTGTAGAAAACATCAATGAACTTCTTTGCTTCTTCAAGGCTACAACCCGCTTGTTTACTGATTGCTTTAGCACCTGCACCATAGATTAGTTGAAACGTTCTTGATTTGAATGGTTTACGTTCTTCTTTAGTTGGCATCCTCCCAAACATGTCTTTGTATAGTTCGCTGTGAATATCAGCACCACCAGAGATGTCAGCTATAAGCTGTTTGTCCCTAGTAACATGTGCTAGAGCCACAACTTCTAGTTGGTTGAAATCTATCTCAAGAATCTTGCCTCCAGGAAACCTGGAAGTAAATATCTGTTTGATAGGGTTGTTACTAATGTTTTGTAGATTAGGATTGGTTGAAGACAACCTACCTGTGACTGTTGCTGTGTGATTTAACTTGCCATGTATAAAGTTTCCTATCATGTGTTTACTCAAACCTTGCACATACGTTGATAGCTGCTTAGACAACTCACGATACTTTAGCAACTTGTTGATTAACCCTATTGCTTCAGCATTGAATGTATGAGCAAGCATGTCGTTGAGCACTGTGTCATCTACAGATACTTGCCCAGTCTTGGCAGATACTTTATCGGGATCAGGAGTATACGTGATAAATGGTTTGATCTTAACTGTCTTTTCTACCAACTTGAATTTGGTATTACCATTCTTGTATACACCAACTTCTTCTTTAACTTTTACTTTTTTAGTACCACCAAAGAAGAATTGACTCCATTGCTTTGGACTGTTGATATCATCAATGTGATCTTTTGCCAACTCTTCTAAGTCGAGCTTGACTTCAACGTACTCGTTAACAACCTCAACTGTGTACTTGTCCAGAGCTGCTGTGTCAATGTGTAAACCATTGAACATCATTTCTGTTGTTGCATGAAGAGCTTCCATTTGCGATCTAATCAAAGGCAACTGGTCAGCTTTGACTGCTCTTTCCCATTGCAATATAGCTATTGCTTTGGTGTTCTCAATGTCTTGAAGTAGATAAGGTGTGAGTTCTTCTTTAGGAATGTAGTCAGACCCTAATCCTGCTTGGAAATACTTTTTGATAGCATCATCTTTAACTGGCAAACCATACTGAACACTCAACTCATCCAAGCTAGAAAACTTAGTTTGTTGACCACTCAAGATATATTCTGCAAGCTGTGTATCCCAGATACGATGCTCTTGAAGTAAGTTGTGATACTTTTCAGATTCTTTGTATAGATACATCAAATCAAAAGATATGTTGTGTCCACAAATAACTACTTCATATTTTGTTGCTAACAAAACATCACAGAAGTTTTTGCTTTCGTATGTAACCATAGGAAAGTCACCATGATGTATCCCGTAAGCTATAACACGATTTAACGGGTGCATAGGATGAGCTAGTCCTACTTCTTCGTTGCCGTTTAACGTTGTCTCAACGTCAATCGCTACGAATTTCGGTTGTATCGCTGATTGTGATGCTGTCATTTTTCTCCTCTCTTAAATGTAGTATGTCTTGTTGTCTTCTACCATCTGAGTACCCCATGCCATAACACTGTGTAGCAAAGTTAATTACACTTGCTGATAGGTTTATATTGTAGAGTTCTGCTAACTTCTTCATTTCTAATTGATCCATGTAATTCCTTATTCAAATCTAGCTCTGATTGGATCAATAGTTACTAGGTATTGACCATGACGTTCTGATTCCATTTGCTTTGCACCTCCTCCTGGTAGTTTGTTCTTAGGAACATTGATTGTCCTAATCATTTCTTCTTCGGGATTCTTTGGTTCTTTGTACTTACCCAATGTGATTACCACATCAGCTTCACCTGGCTTGTCAGTCTTTGATCCACGCAAGGCATCTAAACCAATGAATGGTGGGTCTTTCATATCCACTGCTGTTGCACTCAGTTGTGATGCTGCAATAACAGGACCATAGGTTCTTGCTAGTTCCCTAGCCCATTTGTATATCTTGCCTAGCTTGATGTCTTCTCTCTCATCTGACTTGAAACCATCAACTTTATCAAGCTGGTCAAATACAATCAAACCTGGATTAACTTCTCTGAACAATGTCTCAAGATCACGTACGTGATTCATGTCTTTAGTAACACGTATTTTGTCTTTGTTGCCACCCATCAATTCCGTGTACTTGTTCATTGCTTCTTTAGAGTCTGCAATCATTGTTTTGCTTTCTACACCCAACGCAGCTTGAACAATTCTAAAGAACACAACTGATGACTCTTCTTCGTTATTGACCCACACAACTGGTCTACCCTTGGGTAGTTGCTGTGCCAGGTAACTAACCTCGCTGGCTAAGAATGTTGTCTTACCTACTTCCACCCTAGCAGCAACAATGACAAAGTTACCAGTACGTAACGGACCGAGAGATCGGTTAAGCTGTTCAAGTCGCCATTCATAGCCACTAGAACTAATTCGATCAGCGATTGCAGAAAGATCAGCACTAACAAATAGTTCATCTTTTTCGATGTATCTCTCAACATCTTTGAGAGCGTTTGTAGCGATGATATGAACGTGTTCCAAGTCACTTGTACCCTCCTTTACTTTTTCACATTCCTCCATGATTAAAGCCAAGTAATCTAACTCAATGAGAGTTTTGATTACTTCCTCGTGTGCATGGTGTGGAACATATGTTTTTGCTTTGGTCAATGTCATGCGTAGCTTGACAATGGCATCATCTGTGAGTCGCTTGCTTTGATCTGCAATCAAATAAGCTGAGAATGAATCCCAACTAAACTCAGCTATAGATGGAAATGTTTTGTAATACTTGTCCATCCCGTCAAGGATGATGTTTGTTTCTTTAACAACCACATGCGGTTTGATGTACCGCCTGTACTTGTTTAGATTCTCTTTGCTTTGAGAGCAAAGATACAGAACGTCATAGTCCATTTGTTTCCTTCAAACAAGAATGCTTTTCAGTTCTTCTGGTGTACATTCTTTAGGTTCTTTGTTAATGCCAAATATGGCAAGTTTTGTTGTTGTTGGTAAAAAATGATTGAGTTTTTTATATGCTTTGCTTGCTCCCTTTTGTCCAGCTTCGTCTGGGTCTAACCAAATAGATACAAACTCAAAATTAAGTTCATACATCTGTGATAGTGCTTTGTCTGCAATCATTGTTCTTAGTAACGCTACAGAGCTAAACCCTGTATTCTTGTGTACTCGGTATGCACTGAGGTAATCTTCTGTTATTACCAAAGTCTTGCTGTTCTTGTGAAACCAACTTGCATCACCTTTGCTGCTAGTGCTAACGTAATGTGTTAAGTACTTAGGTGTAGAGAGCAGGTTTCGTACCTGCCATCCAATAACTTCTTGCTCGGGGTTGAGTAGTGTAAGCGCAACTTTGTGTCGTTCTCCAGCGATACCTGCAAATAAAGTGTCGTTGGTGTCGCAGTAATTAGAATGCAACCACACCTTACCTTCTGTTGTTAAGGTAGAAAGTACTGGTTTAGTGTTGTGTTTGTATGCTGACGCTAGTTCTTTGGTACTAACCCAAGAAGATAGTCTAGATGAATCATTGACAAATCCTGATTGATTGCAATGATGACAATAAGCAAGCAACCCCTTGTCATTACGTTTGATGTACAAACGTTTCTTGGTGTCTACACCTGCTTCGCAGCCTTTGTGATTAACATGGATTTGTTCTCCCATGTTACTAGGAGCATTTGCTAGTATTTGTTTGTTATCTATCATGTTGATCTTTGTAAAACACAAAGTAAATAGCCCTCCCTTTTGGGGAAGGCTATATGGCTTTATGCTTTACTCCGATGTGCCGTAGATTTTAGTGAATAGCTCATCAGCAACTTTACGTTGTGTGTCATTGAGTTTGTTAAGATAGACCAAGGTAAAAGCTTTCTTTAGAGAGCGTCCAGCAGTTAGTTTTCTGCAAATACTAAACAAAGACCTGGGAGAGATTGTCAAACTGAACTGATTGGCTTTGTAGCCTTGTCTAATCAGATTGGCTAGTTTGACCAATTCCTTGGCTGATTTATTTGTTACTGTTGTAGGCCACTTGTTAACCAACAAGGTTTCCTCAACACCTGGATTGAGGTAGTCAATGTAAATGGCTGTACCAAACCTGTCAAGCGTTGCAGTGTTTTGAACGTTAGTACCTGCATGTGAACCAGTCTCATCACCTTGACCTTGCGTATTACCGATAGCAACAATCCTAAAATGCTCATGGGGCGTTATTTGCTTGTCTTTGGTACTACCAGGCATCTCCTTTAAGAAAAGCTTGCCATCGTCCTCTAAGAGCCACTGTAGACCCATTGCAATCTCTGGGGGAGTTACATCCCACTCATCCCAAGCAAACACAGCACCATATCGAACTGCTTCGGTTACAGCACCATCAACCCAAACTGTTGAGCCATCTTCTGCTGTCAGTTGACCAAAGATCATGGATGAATCCATGTCACCTGTACAATTAACACGAATAAAAGGTCTGTTGGTTAGAGCACATAGTTGTTCAACAAGACTAGATTTACCAGCACCTGTTGGACCATAACAGAGAACTTTCTCATTCAATTCCCAAGCCATGAGAATACTTCCTGCTAAGTCTTTATCAATCACATAGCTCTCATTGATACTAGGAACAAATGAAGCTATGCGTTCATCCCAAGCATAATCGTGAAATGTTGTAACAGGGAAATTATCCTTGTCAGCAACTGTATCGTCAGAAATCAAATCAGAAAACAACACTTGGTTGTCTTTGATTGTTTTTGTGGTTGTTATTGAACCAAACTCAGATGAATCTACAGCTTTGTATGCTTCTGCAATAGGTTCTGCTGTTCCTGGTGGTTTCCTCTTGTCAAGAGCTTCTTTCAAAGCTGACTTAACAAGGTCCTCAACTTTCTTAGTGGACATTGATGATTTTCCTTTCTATTAACTCGATCAACTTGCTTGGAATCTCTTCTGGGTTGTCAACAACACTGTTTGATTGGTAATAGCTTTTTACAGAGTTACTGCAAAGACCTAAACCATAGATGTCAACAACTTTAGATCGTTCTATCTCTTTGATAACTTTGTCTGTGAACTGTGCCAATCCTGTTGAGCATTTGCTTGCAGCAGGACTGCCGTCAGACATCACTATCAATATTTTCTTTTTCTCTTTCCTTTTGATGAGCCTATCATGCGCCCATAGGATGTTTTCACCATCAGGATTACCTGACATGTACTTAGAACTACAACCAAAGTACTCTTTTAAGTCTTCATCTGAGACTTTGAAGTCTTGGAAAGACTTGTAAATAAACATTGCTGGTTGAGGATCTCCACGACAGTCTCGTGTGTCAGTAAAACCAACTATCTCAACTGGAAGATTCAATGTAGAACAGACCTCATTGATTAGCAATGTAGATGCCAAAGCGTATAACACCTTTTCACCAGACATTGAACCAGACATGTCAACCAGCACTGATATTGCAGCATCAAGAGTTTTGTTTTCAATTTTGTTCTTAAAAACACGTTCAGAGAAGCCAGGTGCTTTGAAACAGATGCGAGATAACCTAGATTGATCTAATTTACCTTTCTTTACACCATATTGTCTTTGTACTTTGGCTCTGATTTGAATGAGTCTACGAACTTGTTGGGCAAAATTCTCTTGAGACACAAGTTTTGGTTCTACTTTTGTTGCATATTCCCTTGCAAAGTGTTTGAAACCACTTGGAAGGAAGAAATGCTCTGGACCTGTTTTTCTAGGATAGTCAACAACGATAAACTTCTCATAGTCAGTCAAGTCCCAACCTGATGATCCCTTGATTGGTTCAAAGTTGATACCAACCTTACCCATATCACTGCCATCTTCTGGCATTGTTAGTGAATATTTGGCTAGATCATCTTCGGTTAAAACCAAATTAATGATCTTGTACTCATCTTCTTCAGGTTTTTCTCTTGAAAGCTTTTTATCTTCTTCTTTGCTGCTAGATTTACTTGATTCAACAGGTAGTTTGCTCTCAACTTCAGTGACTATTCCAGATTTAGCATCCAGTTTATCTGTAGCTTCTGCATCTTCTGTCTTGACTTTGATTTTCTTGATGGCTACTTTCTCACCTAGTTTTTCAAGAATCTCTTGAGCCAAGTCAAATGTTGCAGTAGTACCTAGTCGTTTATCCAATATTGAATGACAAGATACAAGACGATCAGAAAAGTTATTAAGAACATCCAGAATTCTAGCGTCTGGAGATGCTTTAGCGGTCACCAGTTGAATTTTAGGGAAATTTGAAACAGATATCTCTGCTTCCCAACAAATCAATGCTGTAGTGAGTTTTGAGATGGTTGAAACATCTTTTTTGGCTGTACTGACAATCTTTGCTACCAATCCTGATGTACATTCATCCCAATTCTCTTTAAAACCTAGATACTCTTTGGCTTCAATGTTATTTACCCTGGAATCTTCCAAGAAGTTCCACATAAATAGCAAGATACCCTTGGGATCAATGGCTTTTTCTTTTAGAACTTCAAAAGAACTGAAACGATCATGAGCAACCTCGTGGTCAACCGATGTCATCAGTTCTTTAAGCTCTAAATCAGTAGTTTTGTATGTGATTTTTGGCAAATAGATCGTTTTACCATCATGTCTTGGTTGATTTACATCTTCAAAGACGATAGAAATACCAGCTCTACCCGCACTAGCTCTTACATACTTCATTACCTCAATGCCTTTTGTAAGCATTTAAACTACACCCTCCAAAAATGTTATGACCAATTTATAGACTTTTTTAGCATCCAGTTCTTCAGGAACATTGCATAGCAAGCTACAAACCTTTGTTGCATATGCCTCGTTGGTTAAAGGCTCTTTAACATCAGTTTTTAAAGCTTTAATTGTGTTTTGTAGATGAGTTTTGCCATAAAACCCACCATTGTCATCAACAAGACCAATACCCATCTTCAGTGCAGTCTGAATAACAGACTTGGCTGATCTCCAAGGTCCTGGCATAGAACTGATTTCAAAGTCTTTCTTGATCTGTTTCTCAGTCTCTCGTAGTTCTTTGGTAAAAGTCTCACCAGAACTATGAGTGAAAGCAACAGCTATCATCTTCTCAAAGGTACTTGTAGCTGATGACTCAGAGACTAAACTCTCTGTAGCAGCAACATACAAAGTGGATGCTTCAGTACTCATATAAGCTCCTGTTTACGGCAACATTGCCTCTATATTCCACTGTGAACAATGGAATATAAAGAAATGCTTGATTAAAGTAAGAAATCGTCCTGTTCTCCATCGTAGAACCAGTTTAAATAAGTATAAATACTTGATTTAAAGCAGTTGTCAAAGGGATTTGGCTCTTCAAAAAGAGCTTCTTCAATAGTGAGTTTTGATACATTCTCACTGTCTTCCCAATCCATTTCATCGACTAGATCAATCATTTGAATTTCCTGAAGTTAAAGATATTGAGGGCGTAGCCAAGCCGCCCTCGCCCAGAGGGGCGGTTGGCAAGCCCGTTTTTGATTTGAGTGACGAGCCTTGCA